TGTGTATCTCGTACAAATGAAATGCACCGAGATGCTTTAAAAGTATTACCTAAATATAAATTAGTAGAAACCAATTGTATACCAGAAAGGGGAGGTAAGTATGGAACAAAGAGATTCCCAAGCTCAACACATTCCGTATAAAGCTATGACGTATCCAGTAGATGAGTTCGGTAGATTAGGTGGGTTGTTTAGCCTAGTTGATTTACCTGTAGCCAAGTTTGTAAAGTACCGCGACCTACGTGAAGAAGATCAAAAGAAAGTAGATGAATCACCAATGTGGAGGAAGCATGCCGAGAAACCTTACCAAAACCTATAAGAAAGAATGTTTTAAGTTCCTTGATAGCCTCAGGGAAAGCGGCGAATGTAATATGTTTGGCGCATGTACGTATCTAGTAGACGACTTTAACCTCGACAAGAAAGACGCAGTAGCTTGCTTACAAGAATGGATGAATAACAAGCGAGAAGAAAAACTGCAAGAAGACTTTGAATTAGCTAATTAGGAGAATAGCATGAAGAAAGCAACAACAGCAATACATAGAGTAACTAAAGAACGATTCCCAATGAGCGGTTATAAGTTTACTGTAACAAACAGAGAAGATCCAGCTATCATAGAACTAAAGAAAAACGTAAAGGCTATGAACAAAGAAAGAGGTTGGGGAACCAAGATGAGAGTAAGACTTATGGGTCGTGGTCCTAGAGTTATGTGGGCCAAGATGGATGGTAGACACCCAAGAGCTTATGACTGCTACTTACCATTAGATAAGGCTACGCATTATGACGTTTATGTTAACGACATACCAAAATATTATAATGCTTGAGCTTATACTATATAGTTTCGCAGGCGGTGCAGCATTGGCCTACATCGTCTGGTATCTAGCAGAATATTATTGAATAGAATACTCGCCCAGCACTACGCCTTCTTAGCACGAGAGGACTTAATGTATAACGTGACATAAGTAGTAAGATACTTTAGGGTTTATCTGATGTGGCGATCAGACGAGTTTACAATGGAGAATGTTATGAGTGACGATAAGCATATATACAAAAAGCCTAATGGCGAAGAGATTCACTGCTATGGTAGCGTAGAATGGGATAGTAATTTCCACGTATGCTGTGATGATGAGGAGTTCGATGGAGTGGTAGTGGATTGTGATGGCGAAACATATGATACATGGGATAAAGTCTGTGCGTATCTAATGGAAAACTACCGTGAAGATTTAGCGGAGATAACAGCAGTATGACAATAAATCCTACATATAAAGTTCATGAACGTATTATGCAGACCGTAGTAGAGTTAACTGAAGAAGAACATGATCCATTTGCGGTGGCGGGCACATTGCTCGCCATTGCTATTTTTGTATACCGATCTGAGAAAATGGAATGGAATACTATTAGTAGACTACTAGGCGAATGCGTTAAACAAAGTGTTATATCAGAAGACGTAGTAAAGGAGACATTGCATTGAAGAAAGAAACTTATTTATATGACGCAATAAAAGTACTAGAAGATTGTACAGAGTTGATGATTAAGAAAGGTAAAGACTATCAAGGCGGTTCTGTTTGTGATGATGACTATTACCCTCATGGATGGAAGTCTTTTGATAGTATGCTAACAACTAAGATACTACGATTTAGATCTGTCATGGAACAACAAGGTAATGTAAACTATGATACAGCAGATGACTGTCTCAGAGATCTAATTAATTATGCAGCACGTTGTGTTGTATGGCTTAACCGACAGCAATGATATTGTATGCAATAGTAATAGAGCCTTTCGATGATGGAACTGAGTACGTCAAGGAAGGCTCGATATGGAGTGTTGAAACTCCTGTAAAGCTATTTGATACTAAAGAAGCTGCAGAAGAAGAAGCTAAGAGATGGAACACAGGAAAGGTAGTGGAATGGTCAACACCGTAAAAGATATACGCACAACATTTATTGATATGTATCGGGATAAAGAGATACAGCCTGATGGTAACATTGAGATAATAGGAGCTAGTTTTTTAGCAACAGAACCGACAATATTTGGTAAACCGAATCGCGAATACCAGGAAGCTGAGGTCAGATGGTATGACACACGCAGCTTAAATCTTGAGGAGTTAAAGAAAGAATATGGAAAAGTACCAGTCATTTGGAAAGAGTATGCAGCGAATAGTAAAGGCGACATTAATTCTAATTATGGCAATCTCGTGTATAGCCTTGTTAACGGAACTCAATATGAGTATGTACTTCAGGAGCTGAAACAAAACCCTCATTCACGTAGAGCTACAATGATTTATACTAACCCACGTATGCATACTCAGTATAGAGAACATGGTAAGAACGATTTTGTTTGTACTAATGCAGTAACCTATTACAAAAAAGGAGAACTGCTGCATGCTGTAGTACAAATGAGATCTAATGATGCTATCTTTGGTTACATAAATGATTTATTCTGGCAGCAAACCGTCTTACGTAGATTGTGTGATGATCTTAGTTTAGTATCAGGCCAGATAGTATGGCAGGCTCAGAGCTTGCATATATACCCAAGACACTTTCACCTAATTGATTTACCAATAGAAGCACCTATTGATTACGAGTTAGAAGACATGGGAGCTTACGAGATAGGAGCATATGATGAATAATAACTTACTAAAGTTTCCATCTATAAGAATGGCTTTTAAACAAACAACCGATGCGTTAGATAATCTGGCGCAAGAAGCAGTTAGGCATAGTAGTAAAGAGGTAGCTGAAGCTTATAGAACTGCATTTAGTTTAGTACGTGAAGGCATAAAGCAAGCAGAAAACCTAGGTGAATCTAAACTACAAAAGCAAATTGTAGATGTAATGGATAAGGTATTAGCAGCAAGACATAAAGACCTACAGTCTCAAGCTGAAAGAACTAGACAACTAGTTGAAAGAAGATATGAGCAATGCTCTACTGATCTTGCAACAGAACTAATAAATAACCTAAAAGAGCTTAAGGTTTCTAAAGAAACTTTAAACGATAATATAACCGAATTATATGAAGCTGCTGCTTACCATGTAAGTAAGTACTATGAAGAGAAAGGTATTGATGTATGAAACCATATCATAACGAAGGATTTGGTTGGGCTTTTTTCTGGGTGGTAATGCTAATGCTAGTGTTACCACTTGCAGGCCTAATGACTATAGACGATACATGGGATAGACTAGTAAAAAAATATACAGACCCATGGAAGTCTGACTGTTGGGAAACCGCCAAGCACGAAAGAGTTTGTCGAGATAATAATCAATGTAAATGGTTTAGGAATTTTTGTCATGAATGAAGGAGAAGCATTGTTACTTACTATGATGATTGTTGTAGTAGGAACCTTAATATTAAACGCAATAGTATATGGAGTTATAAATGCCTAGTCACTTTCCAGTATATGTAAAAAGTAATGCCAAGAATATAGGGTTTAAAGACATGGCCGATGTAGATTTCTATGTTGGCTTTAGTAAATATAATAGTAACCATATAGGTAATGTAAGAGTAACACAAGAAGTATTAGATAAAAATACCAGAAGATTTAGATTGTATCTTAATGACGAGTTAATATCAACCAAACATATAGAAAGGTAGAGCATGGCTAACGCAAGAGGAAAAGAAATAGATAACACGCACCTAAGTATAGATCAAGCAGAAGCTAGAGGCTTTATACATAGAGATTATATAGCTCACTGCTTGCGATGGACTAAGATAGCTAAGGATCTAAACCTTGGTGGTAAGTATAAAGAAGCCGACATAATAGATGTAGGTTGTGGTAAAGATATGCCGTTAGCTAGAATGCTACTGACAAATCGTATGGCGCCAAGAAGATATTTAGGTATTGAATATAACAAGATGGAATTACCGTCTATGTTTGATAACACAACCTTCAAACCTGAGTTAATGCAAGATGTAAACTTTGTAACAACCGACATTATGGAAGATAGCTTTAACGTTAGTGTTTGTCTTGAAGTGCTTGAGCATGTTGAACCGTCAATGGCTATTATGATACTTGATCAAATAAGTGATGTAGTAGTACAAGGAGGTACATGTTACTTTTCAACACCATGCTATGATGCAAAGGTAGGAGCAGCTAAGAACCACGTAAATGAGATGACGTATGAAGCGTTTGGTGCTTTACTAGAAGCAAGAGGCTTTGAGATACTAGATCATTACGGTACGTTTGCTTCACAAAAAGATTACAAGCATGAGCTTGATGGTAACACAAAATATCTGTACTCAAAGCTTAGTGAGTACTACGATACAAACTATCTTGCAACTATCTTCGCACCACTATATCCTAGCATGGCAAGAAATGTATTATGGAAATGTAGAAATACACAAAGCAAAGACTTTAATAAAAGGTTTATGCCTATTAGAGATATGGAAGGTATATTAGGATCATCTGATAAAGCCAGCGATCTAAGGTATGCGTGAGCCAGAAAGATACTATGACTGGATGTTATGGAAATTAAAACAGGAGAAAGATATGAATGCTAAATGGTCTAAGGTAGATAGTGATATTGACTGGCCTAAGAACATTCACGACATGCACCTCAAATTCGGGGTGCATGCGTGGGTAAAAAGAAAGCTGGCAGAAAAGGATTACTATTCTTTGCACGAGTTTCTACAGTTTCGTATGAGGTTTCTTGATGAAGAACTAAATGAAACTAAAGAAGCGATAAAGTACCGACATGCAGATGATATTGTAGACGGCTTGATTGATCTTTGCGTAATAGCAATAGGAACATTAGACATACTACAAGTCGATGCTAATACAGCTTGGCATAGAGTACATCGAGCTAATATGAGTAAAGAACCAGGTGAAAAAGAATCTAGACCTAACCCTTTAGGTCTACCCGACATGATAAAGCCTGAAGACTGGGTTGACCCAGATCATACAAATAATACAGGTATCACACATTATTTCTTGCGAAAGGATTACGTTGATGACGAACCAGACTATGAGCAGAAGTAAATTAATTAATCATATCAATCACTTAAAGATAGAAGTTGATGTACTCAAAGCACGTAAGGCAGACTTAAAAATTATTGAGATGTTAGAGTCTAGGCTTAAAGAGTATAAAGAAGAACTTAAAGGCGCGGGATAAACCCGCGCTACTAAAAGTATATTAGAAAGGAAAAATATGCAGTTAGTATTTGACATAGAAACCGACGGGTTTTTAGAAGATATGACGAAGTGCCATGTACTTGTCTGTCAAGACGTTGTAACTAAAAAGATTTATACGTTTACCGACATTCAAAATGGACTAGACTTCATGAAAAATGCTGATGCGTTAATCGGTCATAACATTATTGGTTTTGATTTGATGGCATTGGAAAAACTTTATGGATGGAAACCGTCTTCTAAAACTGCTTTGATCGATACATGGGTCATGAGCCAGACATTGCAGTTTAACCGACAACATAAGCATGGCTTAGCAGGCTGGGGTAGCTATCTTGGCTTTAATAAAATGGATAACAGTGAATGGGCTGCTGACGGATTTAAGACATACGATCCGCGAATGATCGACTACTGTATTCAAGACGTAAAACTAAATACTAAAGTTTACGAAGTATTACTGGCCGAGTTAGAAAAAGCTATACAAATCAATGACTTAATCAAGAAAGGTTTGAGAGTCGAGCATGATGTAGCTGAGTTCGAAGCTATAGTACGTAAGACTGGCTGGCTGTTTGACTTAAATAAAGCTCAGGAAAACTTACGACTTATGACAAGACACATGAATAAGATTGAGTCTATCATTGAGCCTAAGCTAGGTACAACTAAAGTATTTATAGATAAAGCACCTAAGACTGCTAAGTATACTAAGAAAGGATTGTATACAGCTACTACAGCTAGGATACTGTCTGAGTATTTAGGCAACAATGTAATAGGCGAAGATGCTTTATCAGATAATCCTCCAATACAACCTGGTCAGGAGTTTCAAAGAAGCAAAATAGAAAAAGTAACACTGAGTAACATGGAACTAGTTAAAGAGTGGTTACTATCTATTGGCTGGAAACCAGATGATTGGAATGTAAAGCGTGGACATACAGGTAACTGGATACGTACAGGACCTAAACTTACATCAACGTCACTAGCAAAACTAGGTAGGCAAGGTAAGCTAATTGATAGGTACTACACTATTAAGAACCGTAAAGCTACTATCGAATCATGGCTAGAAAGGATTCAGAAAGATGGCACAGGAAACTATCGTCTTCATGGTAGGATGTTTACTATTGGTACTCCTAGCTTTAGATGCCGTCACGAAGTTATCGTTAACTTACCAGCAGTGGATGCAGAGTATGGTAGAATGCTTAGGGAACTATTCATTGCTGAACCAGGTTATAAAGTTGTTGGTGCGGATTCCGCTGGGAATCAGCTGCGTGGCTTATGCCATTACGTGGGAGATAAATCCTACACAGACTTGGTGGTTAATGGGGATCAACATACACGCAATGCTGATGTTCTTGGTTGCAGTAGGAGCGTGGCTAAGTCTTTTCTCTACGCTATTCTATTTGGTGCAGGCGATGCAAAGCTTGGTCAAACTCTTACGGGGGTAAGTAGTGCGCCTAAAGGTAAAGAAGCCAGACAAAAGTTTATGAATAACTTACCTGGGTTTGAGCAGCTAGTTAATAAACTACGTGGTGTATTTAATCAGTATGGTTGTATACCAGGACTAGATGGTCGTAAGATCTTTGCTAGATCTGATTACCAAGTACTTAATTATTTATTACAAACTACCGAAGGTATTACTTGTAAAGCAGCTTTAAGTTATGCTATGAATAAAATTAAAGAGGAAAAGCTTGATGCTTATCCTGCTATATTCTATCATGACGAGCAAGCATGGATTGCAAGTGATAAAGATTCTAAACGTGTAGGTGAAATACTACAAGAGTCTTTTCGTGAAGCACCTAAATGGTTTGGTGTTGAATGCATGGATGGTGGTGACTATGTAATAGGCAACTCATATGCGGAGGTACACTGATGACATGGGTAGAAGTATATTATAACTTACATAAGAGAACCTTTTCAGTAAGACAAGCAGGTAGAGTATGGTTTCATACTAATGTACTGACATTACATAACTGTAAGTTTGCAGTACAACCTGCTGGTCGAGCAAAGGTTCTCAAAGAAAAGAAAAAGAATGTACACGCTTTTATAAGAGGATTCTTTGTTAGAGGTGACGATCATACTAATCATAGAATGCTTCATAAGTCACAAGCAATGTACAACCCGTATTACTTTTCTACATTTGTAGACGTAAACACGGGCGAACCAGTATACGAAGCTGATACAGTTTATTTAAATAACTGTTGGCCTAAACCGGAGATTTATTATGAGAGTTCCAAAGGTTCCAGTAAAAATAAAGCTTCCGTTAATAAACCCAGTAGCAAGAGCATTGCTGCGTGAAAGGAAAGCTAAACAGGTTATACCTGATAAGAAAAAGTATAACCGTAAACGCGATAAATATAAGGACATTACATGAAATTATTTATTGATGCCGATAGTATTATGTTTAAAGCTGCTTGTACTCAAGACACTAAACACGATACTCGAGTTGTTACTCGTAAAATAATAGAAGACACTATTGCAGATACATTTGCAGATGAAACTTACATTGCTATAAAAGGCAAAGGTAATTTTAGATATGATATATACTCTGGCTATAAGTCTTCTCGCAAAGATAAACTAGATGATAAGCTTAAAGAACGTCTTAATGATGCTCATGCTTACCTAGTTAATGACTGGTCTGCTGTACAATCAGATGGTATGGAAGCTGATGATGTAGTATCTATATGGTCTTATGAAGCAAGAGAAGCTGAAGAAGACTTTGTGATTGCACATATTGATAAAGACATAAATCAAGTGCCTGGTAATCACTACAACTACAACTCTAAGCAGATCTACTTTGTTGATGATGAAGTAGCTGACATGAATTTCTGTACACAATTACTTATAGGTGACAACGGTGATGACATACCTAAAGTAAAGAGAGGTTATGGTATTAAAACAGCACAGAAAGCTCTTGCTGAAACTACATATGATAATCGTATGGATACTGTAGTAGATGTATGGCAACGACTATATGGTAAAGGCTGGGAAAAGCAGCTCAATATGGTTGGTAACTTAATTTACATGAAACGTACATGGGATCTTGAGGAGTGGAATTATGAAGATCGTTATACCAGGAAAGCCGATGTCGGCAAACAGAATGGAAGGGATACGAGCGATACGCACGAAGGACGGAAGGAACTTCACGCAGACGTACCCGACCAAAGAGTACAAGGAGTTTCTTGAACGATTTAAAGAAGCTACTGAAGATCAAAGTTGGCAGTTCGAAAGAGCTGCCGACATTAAAATAGTATTTAACGTGTTCTTTAGTAACAGAGCGTCAGACCTAGATAACGTACTTAAACCGTCTTTAGATGCGTTGCAAAAAGTATTTGAGTGGAACGACAGATACTGTTATGAAATAGAAGCACACAAGCACCTTGTAAAAAGAGGTGAAGAAAAACTGGAGATAAATATTGAACAATTATGTAGACAATAAGCGCTATCCTTGCGAAGATTGTGGAAGCTCTGACGGTGTAATGTTTGACTCTACTGACAATCACACGTATTGCTTCGCATGTGGGACATATCGTAACGAAGATGCTAAGATATTTACAAAAGTATTACAGCATAGCGATAGAGTAAAAGGAGTAACAAGTAATGGACCCAATGCCGATACAAATAATAATGGACAACTGGACATCGCCGATATTCATAAGTATCCTTGTTTTGGTATGCCTAGTAGAAATATTTCGGAGGATGTAGCAAAATACTTTGGTGTTAAGACACATCAATACGATGACAAGCCAGCACATTTCTATCCATATGGAGATGATGCTTACAAGATACGTATACTACCTAAAGAATTTAGAATGATTGGTAAAGCTAAAAAGCTTTTTGGTCAAGATAAATTTACAGGTGGTAGAATGCTAGTCATTACTGAAGGCGAGATAGATGCCCTAACAGTAGCACAGGCTTGCTTAGACTTTAACAAAAGGATATATCCTGTTGTATCTATACCGTCTGCTAACCAGCTGCAAATACTATTACAGCAACGAGAGTGGATTAGACGATTTGAATCTGTTATACTATGGTTTGATAATGATGCTGCAGGTATTAAGGCTATAAACGAAGCTAGTAAAATTATTGGCTTTGATAAAGTAAAAGTAGTATCATCAGATCAAAAAGATGCTAGTGATTTATATATGAAACACGGTGCAAAGGAAGTTACAAATGTAATATGGAATGCACAAAAGTATAATCCAGCTGGCATACTTAGTGGTGAAGCTATATGGGATAAGTTTGTAGAAAGACAAAATACAGAATCAATACCTTATCCTCCTTGTCTAAATGGTCTTAATGAAAAACTAAAAGGCATGAGACAAGGTGAAATCACTTTGTTTACTAGCGGCACAGGCTCAGGTAAATCTACAGTTATTAAAGAAATAGTATGGCACTTACTTCGTACTACTGACGAAGAAAAGGTTGGCCTTATATCTTTAGAAGAAAGTGTAGGTGATACAGCTGAAAAGTTTATTGGTATGCCTATTAATAAACGGGTAGGAGGAGAAATACCTGTTACCGACAAAGAACTAAGAGATGGTTTTGAAGCTGTATTTAAAGACGAACGTCTTATATTGCTAGACCACCAAGGCTCTGTTGATGATAGCTCTTTGATAGATAAGATAGAATACATGGCTCTTATGGGATGCAAGTATTTATTCCTAGACCACATTACTATTGCAGTCTCAGAAGGTAGTGAAGGACTATCAGGTAACGAAGCAGTAGATAAAGTTATGAGTGACTTACTAAAGGTAGTAAAGAAACATAACGTATGGCTAGGTATTGTAAGCCACTTACGTAAGTCAAGTGGTGGTGCATTCGAAGAAGGCAACATGGCTTCTATTGACGACATTAAAGGCAGTGGTAGTATCAAACAAATATCGTTTGACATTATCGCTTTTTCAAGAAACTTAGTAGCTGTAAACGAGTCTGATCGTAATCAGATTAAGTTTTCAGTTCTTAAATCTAGGTATACAGGCTTAACAGGACCTGCTGGTAACAGTAAGTACAACCAAGTAACTGGTAGATTAGAGAAAGGAGATGGCTTTGAAATTATCTAAGGACGATGCGATGTACATGAACATTGCTAGAGTAGTAGCTCTTAGATCTCGTGACGAACAATTCAAGGTAGGTGCAGTAATAGCTAAGGGTAATAAGATCCTTAGCTACGGCTGGAATGGTACACCTCACGGTATGGATAACAATACACGAGACTCTAAAGGTAAAACTAAATGGGAACTAGTACACGCAGAAACAAACGCAATAACTAAATTAGCAGCTTCAACTTCGTCTTCTGAAGGAGCTACCTTGTACTTAACTCATTCACCATGTAAAGATTGCACTAAACTTATACTACAAGCAGGTATAAAAAGAATGATATATGCTGAAGTATATAAGTCTAACAAAAACGGTAAACGAGTACCTGAGTTAGAAGCATTAAAGTTTTTATTAGATAACGGTGTGGAGGTGCATGAATGCGAAACATTGAAATAAGAGAGAATACTAATGAAGTTATTAGGTATCCTGAGGATATGTATTGTGTTTATTTTCATCAAGACCCAGACACTGATGAAGTAATTTATGTAGGTAAAGGTACGTTACATCGAGCTTATCAGATTACAAACCGTAGTTATGATCACCATGTATGGTTACTAGATAAGCTTGATAACTACAAGATACAAGATATTGTTAAGATAAAAGGCGGTCAAATGACCGACAAAGAAGCTACTATTGTAGAAGCTCATGAAATAAAATGTTGCCTAAGAAAGGGATCTGACTTACTCAATGTAGCTCAGAATCCTTTTCGCAAAACAAGGAGAATGAATGCAGAATATAATAGATTATCTGGAGCAGAAGATACTAAGCACGCCACAAAGGTGGGCAGTGAAGCTAGTACTCGAACACGAGTTACAGCCGAAGCAACTAGTATATGATGCATTAACTATACTACAATATCACTTTAGAAAAACGTCTACATCTGAGTCAGCTACGTGTAAACTTACTGCAGCTTCAGTTGCAATAGGTAAAAACGTACTACTCAGACAAGGTGTAGAGCTAGGTTTTAGAGCCGACGTAACAGTCGGCGACCTAGTTCTAGAAGCTTTCTATGAATGTGGTTACATAAAAATATTTAGAGCTCCTACTGAAGCGCAAGTTGAGTGGGAGAAAAACCCGGTAGGTAAAAAGCCATTTAGCCGGGCACCGTACATGATTGAAACATCAGATAAGTGGTTACAAATAGGATCATTACCATCTGATGTAGTCAATGAACTAATACAAAATACCTCATTTACTAAAATTAATCGTGTCCATCATTTGTTTCAGGAGAATGGACATCCTGTTATTAAGCATTGGGGATATGATAAGGACCAAGATTTCAAGGATCTGTTAGATCAACCGTTTGTTAATGCAATAAACAAGCTGCAACAAACAGCGTGGACTATTGATAACGACATCTTGGAAGCAGTAATAAAAAACAAACGTAAGTTTGTAACTGAAACCTTAAAGGTATCAGATGAGACCGGTAAGAACTACCGTTACTGCATTTTTGGTAACAACGATGAGTTACAAGGCAAAGACTTATACTGGAATAATACCGTCTTTAAACCAGAGTTAGGCAATAAGTCTTTGGAAAAGAAATATTACAGCGAGTTACGACGTTTAACTAACAAGCTACGTAATAAGCCTAACAAAAAGCTATTGGAAAAAGCTCAGGCTAAGTATGATGAAGCTGCTACTCACTGGAATGCTAAGTTAGTATTACTTAAAAACCGTAGTAAGTTTGATGCATACAACATGACTATACAGAAAGCCGAAGCATTGAAGGATAAAATCTTCTTTCAGTATGTAGATGCCGACTACCGTGGCAGGCTATACTACCGTGAATCATATCTAAACTATCAAGGTAAAGATATGGAACGTGGTCTACTTAAATTTGCTAATGCAAAACCGATGACTGAAGAAGGTTTATATTACTTTGCTGTACATACGGCTTGTACGTACAACCAATCTTATACTATCGATAACATACCTGATTGGTGTGAAGCTGATTACAAGTCACATCTTGAAGATGAAGGACTTACAGACATATCAGTCGACAAAATGACTATCGATGATAGAGTAAAATGGGTAATTCATAATGAGGATTTCATTAGAAATACCTGGAATAACCGTACTATACACGACAGAGCAGAAAAAGGCGTAAGCTTTCTTGCTTGTTGTAAAGCATGGTGCGGTTTATGGGATCAAAAAGAGGAAAATGGTGTGTATTACTTAAGCCTACCTATTCCTATTGATGGTTCTAACAATGGTTGGCAACACCTTGCTGCTATATCTAAGGATAAAAAGGCAGGTGAGCTAGTAGGTTTAGTAAAAACTGATATACCTAAGGACTTTTATGTGCAAACAGCTAAAGCATTAATATCTCGCGTACCTGACTGGTTCGCGCAGAGAGACATGCCTATGAAACACATAAGGAAAGGTATATCGAAGCGTGGAGCGATGACTAGAGCGTACTCTGCGGGCCACTTAGCCATAGCTTTGAACATGTATGCTGACTGTTATGCTGAAGGTTTCCATAGTAAGTACAATATTACTATGAGCGACTGTACCGACTTGTCATATAACTTAATAAAAGCTATAGATGAGGTGTGTCCGGGTCCGCTTGAGACTATGAGTTACCTACAGTCAATAGCAAACCACATAATATCTGACTTGAAAGAGCCAGTTGTCGAATGGACTACACCTTCCGGCTTCCCAGTACGTTACGAAAACTACGTAATGGAAGACGTAAAGTGGAAAAGCTGGATCTCTGATATGAGGATACAACACGTAGGCAAAGAACATAGGCTAGTGTATGGTAAAAAGATACCTAGTCCTGGTGGCTTTGCATCAGGTATAAGCCCTAACTTCATACATAGTATGGATGCGGCTCATATGGCACTCATTATCCATCATTGGGACGGTGACTTTGCCGCGATTCATGATTCATTTTCTACTCACGCTTGTGATGTAGCTAGCTTATTAAGTTTAACTAAAGAAGTGTTCATTAAAATGTACAATCATAAGGATTTCTATAAGGATATAGCTGAAATGCTATTGCTAGAACCTGAGAACTTTAATTATAACTATAAACTAGGGGAGTTAGATGTAGAAGCTATACAAGATAGCGACTATTTCTTTTCATAATCATGATTAAAATAAAAAATAACGATCAAATAGGTATAGATGAAGAAGACATTGCTTTCATATACAAATATGGCATTGTGTTTCTTAATGGCAGTGAGATACATTATACTCAAAGCTTTATAAAGAAATATGTAGAGCAAAATAATCTTTATCACCTATACCATCACGATATATGTGGTTAGTTACATATCTATTTGCAATATGCGGGAGCCCTTAGCGGCTTCCGTAAGTTGTTTTTTAGCTTTACCGACCTCGTCAATTGTTTGACGGTTGCGTGCTGCAAGGTTTAATCCTTTTGGTCCTATAATATTATCAAAGAACTTTAGCATTTGTGTCCCTGTAAGCTGATCTATCTTTCCTCCTTTAAACTGGGATTGATTAGGTAGTAACGCATCAGCTGCAGCTTCAGCTCGCTTTCGTTTTTGTGCTTCATATACCATAACAGGAGTTCCTTTCTTTCTAGCAGGGTGCTCCATTGTATCATATAAAGTATTAACTAAGTTATCTTTATCAAAAAGGTTTGTGCTTGTATCATGAAGTAAAAAGTAAAAACCTCTATACTCATTATCCATATTAATATCAATCTTAGTATCCCCGATATTTTTGAGCTTGGTTCTAAACCTTTCTGTAGCTCCGGGTGTCCAGTCTCCCATAATACTGTTGACATAAGAATACTCATTGATAACATCCCACCAATTTTTATTAGAAATATTACGCACTTTTGCAGCGCCATCCAAATCAGTTTTGATAGCATCCATAATAGGTAGCATGTAGTTACGTTGCAACTGTCTAAATGAGTTACCAGTAAATGTTCTGTTCATCCAGGCACCATCGATACCTTGAATAACAGCGGGTATAATTCTACCTCTACCCCAACCACCGGGCTTACCTTCTCTTATAGCACTACCAGAAGGAGCTGACTCATATAAAGGTACAGCACCTACTTGTTGTACAGGAGATCCTTCAGGTAAACGAACTCTTATATCTCCTTTAGTTTCTTTTAGTACAGAGCTTTTAGCGCCAATATAGTTATCAACACCAATAGCATTTTTAACTTTCATAACTTCATCAGATAACATAGCAACAACGTTGTTTGCTCTAAGTAACTGACCAACTTGTACTACACCTGGATCTAACTCAGCATCAATAGAGTCTGCTAGTATATCATGTAAGAAACCAGCAACTACATCTTCTCTAGTTGGAGGTCTTTTAGCATTCATCTCCTTAATTTTCTTGTCTATTACAGGTCCTATTTCAGGACTGTTAATAACTCTTCTTATTGCAACAGACTGAGGGCCAGTAAAGATAGTTTCATATACAGCTCCTCTTAAATTTTTAAGTAGCTGACCGTAAGCTAGCGTCATAGGAGGCTTTTTAAGAAAGTTATCTCTATCTTTTATAGCTAACTTAAGTATTTCATACATTCGAGGTGATAACTTATTATCAGGTACAAAGTTATGAGCATGCTTTTGCCCGTTCTCAAGCATAAAGTAAGACATGCCATCTCGTATATCACCAGCAGCTAACTCTTCGTCTGTTTGTACTCCTTGATATAAGTCTTTTACAGGTATATCGTCTAAGTTTTTAGTAGCACCTAGCTTTCTAAGTACACCAGCTCTGTATGCAGCTTTCATAGAACCTAGTTGCATTAAGTTACTAGCAGGACCATGAGTTTTACCATCTAATTCTACAGATATGTTACTTTTAAATGTTGTATTATTTTTCTGTGCCTTATCAAACTGATATAGTTCATGAGCAGCTTCTATTAAATTTAAACCTTCTAACTCTTCACCAATGGCTTTACTTTTTAACCCATCAGAAAGCTTTAGCCTAGGCATTGTAGCCAAAGAAGGCGGTACTGCAATACCGTTAGGTCCTAAACCTATCTTCTTTACATCTTCTAAATACTTTTGATCTTGTTCAGGAGTTAACAAAGTATCTGCTATAGACTTACCGTCCTGAATATAGCTCGCAAAGATACCATGGTTAGGACTATTCCATTCAGTATCAAATGCAGCAACTCTGTTTTCAGGTAAAAGCTTGTCAGCACCTGTAATAAAGTGCTTTGCCATTACTTCTTTAAACATTAATGTTGTATCGTTGTTAACATTAGGATTTACGGTAGGAACTCGTATACCACCAGTTACAAATCTAATCCATGGAACAAGTTGAGGATTAAATCTAGTTTGTGTAGCATGCATACGGCTTTGTAGTTCTTGTACAGCAAAGTCTAAATGGTTAGCCTGATTACTGTATCTAGCAATAGTGTTTAAACTTTCTATAAACCTAGTAACTTGTTTATCCATTTCAAAATCAGGTCTATAATCAGTATTAATATCATCTTGCCGCTTTTTAGCTAGCTCACCTCTAAATGCTATCATTTTAGCAGGTCCTATTTTAAGCAAATCACCTAGTTCAGGTGGTCTAGTTCTATCTTTAAGCCCTGCAAGTACTTCCATTGCTACTTGAAAATATATCTTTCTTCTTAGAGGATCTACACCATGAGCAATGCTGTTCATGTTTTCTCTAGCTTCTTCTATTTCAGCTATTTTTCTATCTACTACGGCAGTAGTTTTTTCTTTTCGTAGTTTTCTACTTTCACCTTCTCCAGCTTCAGTAAGTTTTAGCTTACCTCTAGGCGCTGTAGCAGGTTTTATTTCGTAGTTACCAAATACTTCTGGAGAAGAATCTTCTGCAGCTTGAATCGCAGCAGCTCCTGTAGGTGTAAGTTCGTACTCTACGGTTCTATTAAAACTGTCAGATACTCTAGTGTATAGTTCAGGATTAGCAGCGTGGTACATTTCTTTTGCTAGTGTACCTATTGTTTCAAACTGATCACCAGCAACACCTTGCTCTGTGTATTCATCACTAGGTCTTCTTTGCATAGCGTTTTGTTCGCGCTTCCAAGCTCTAAATATCTCTCTACCTAGCTGCTGATTACCTACACCACGTCTTAGTTTACCTTCTTCTGTTAAAGGTAGTTGTTCTTGCTCTGCTAAAGCTCTTTCAGAAAAGTCATCTATATTATCTGTTGCTTCAGGTTTAGCATTATACTGATTTTTATGTATAAACTTTTCAGTAACTATACCCATAGTTCTAGCAAACATAGGATCTACTTGTACTACGTCATCACCTCTCATTTTACCAGCATCAAAACCTTTGGGATCAAACAATATACCTTTAGTAGATAACGGGTTTAATCCAGCATCTTCTACATTCAACCCCATTGCAACAGGAAGTGCTTGTCCGGCTGGCATATAAGCAAGATCAACTGTAGCACCTGACTCTAATTTATTTTGAAATAACTGTGTAAATCTGTCAGATCTTTTTATAGCTTCACCAAACCCATCGTTTGTATAGTCATCAAAGTCTTTTACGTCAGGACGCATTTCGCTTAGTGGTTTAGCTCTTTCAGCTTCTCTTTGCTGTACAGCAGTCTCAGCAAACCTTGCAGCATCTTGCTGTGCTATTTGCTGTGCAAACTGTTGTCTTGCTTCTGTCTGATCTACTCTACCTTTTTGCTCTTCAGGTAAAACAAACGGAGCTGGTATAGGACGTATAGGTTGTGGCTGTGGTTGTGCAGCCAAAGAAGCAGGACCTTCTTCCATTAGTTTCTGTAAAGCAGTTTTAGGTCTAAACTGTTCAGTTAAAGCGGCGGAAGCAGCTTCACGCTCCTTAGTCATCTCTATTGTGTTTGTTTGTGGATTTATTCTTATTGCCATATTATTCTCCAAAACCCCATCTATAAGCTTGTTTGTCTATTTGTTGATACGCAACCTGCGCTATTGGCGTAATCTTTACTATAGTTTCTGGCGGCTTTTCCCCTGTAGCAACGTCAAGAGCTATATCTCCTATTCTTAGTGCTTTACTTACACCAGCTGATTCACTAGCTATAGTACCAAAGAACCATTCTACGTTTGACTGGTATCTTTTTTCGTACATAGGAAATACGAAGTCTATAACTCTTTCACCTGTACCTAATAAACCACTAGCACCTACACCTCTTCTAAGATACTCAGTACCTTTAAAGTAAGGTGTAGTTTCGCCGTACTTTAGTAGATCTTTTAAATGCTGCGATACAAATCCTAATAGAATCATTGTAGCAACTGTAGCAAATAAATTGTATTTCATTGCAGGTGTACCACGTTTAGCCATTTCACCATACATTTTAGGTATATGGTTAGCTGTAAACGTAGCTATGAAACCTTGAAACTGCGTGAACAAAGCAAATCTAGGATCTTGAAATATTAGTGGTCTATTTGCAGACTGTGGTAAAGCAACAGCATCATTTATAAAATTAAACGTAGCGTCGTTTATATCTCTTTCCCATCTAGCTTTTAGTTCAGGATCAGGTTGTACAGTTTGGTTATCATTTACAAATTGCTGATGGTATTCTTTTAAAAACTCTGTGTCTAAACCTAGATTTCTTAAACCTTCTTCAGCTTCTCGAGACTCGTTAGTTGTAACATCTGAATTACTAGCAGCTACCATTATAGATACTTTATCAGTAATATAATCTAAAGCTATAGAAGCTCTTGCAGCACGTGCAGCATTAGTCCATTGTTGTAGTAGTATAACTTTAAAATACATATCAAGTATTCTTTGGTGCCATCTACCGGTTTCACTAACACCAGTAGTATGAGCAGCACCAACTTCCCAATCAAAGAACCCTAGCTTTTTAGCTACCGCATGACCACCTTCTCCTCTCATATGAGGTCTTGGCTGGTTAGATAGTGCACCATATGATCTGTTTGCAGTATTTTTTATTTCATCTACAAAAGATCTAGCAATAGAATTTATACTACCTTTTTCTCCAAAGATTTGTTTTACTGTTAGCCCCTTACTTGTTAGACCTAGCTCAACAAAGTTTGACACAGTAGCTAGTGGTAAGCCGGTTATTGTAGTAACAAACAAAATATTCTTTTGTGCAAACCTAAGTATAGGTGGAATGTTTCGCTTGTAGTTACCTGACTCCGCATCAAAATAATTTTTAAGATCAAACGCAAGTTTATCAACTCGTTTTTGTGCTTGTGTTGCTGTATATCTACCTGATTGTATTAACTCTTCTTGTATCTTGTTTAAGTTGTAATTAAGTTTAGAGTTATTACTACCTACGTATTCTTCTAATACTGTATATCTTACAGCAGACTTGGCAGCATTAGAGATGTTAGTAAATATATCTCTTTCCATAAACTCTTGAAACTCAGCACGATCAGAAAGATTTAAAGTTCTACCTCTATGTGATTGTGGTTTAAATGTAGATCTGTCAGTAACAGAAAAGCCACCATCAATAGCTTGCTCAAAGTTAGAAGGTATATCAGCACCATCTATTTGTAATATAGCATCAGTAAGTCTAGTTGCTGTTTGAGGATCTATTACTTGTTCACCTTCAGCATTTTCTATTTGTGTTAATGCTAACTCAAAACCAGATCTATTTCTTTCTATAGCTAGCTTATCTAACGATTTGTATCTTGATAAGTAATCTTGTACATAACCTAACTCAGAGTTATGATCACGCTGCATAGCATGAAGTTCATTACCTGTTTCTACAAGCTTGTTATGAAAGTTTCTAAATGCATTAGCAAAAGGTCTTAACTCAGGATCTAAATCTGTATCCCAGTTTATTTCTCTATTAGCTCTTCCAGCTCTTTCTCTAGCTTTAGTGAATGCATCATAATATTGCTCACTAAATTCTAATCTAGATTTACGTTTATCAGTTCTACCAAAAGCAGCTAGCAATTCTGTAACGTCGCCTAACTTATATCTTATTTCAGATATTAAGTTATGCTTTCTGTTTTCATACGCTTGACCTGATGTAGATCGTTGTAAGTTAGATCCTACAGATTCACCTAATATTCTAGCAGTTACAGAATCGTTTTGTATACCACCCATGTTATCGAAGTAAAATCTTGTTTGACCTCTCCATAAACTAGGTATACCCCTCCACCAGTCTTTTAATAAAGCAGGAACAGCACGTTGCTCTTTAGCTTCTATATGTCTTTCTGCTCTATCATTTAAATCTTCACCAGTAAGTTGTCTTAACCTAGCTTCTGAAGCTTGTCGTTGTCTATTAGTTAATCTACCTGCGAGTCTAGCTCTTAAATTATCGACCTCTCTAGCAACATTATCAGTAACAGATTTAGTACGTAAGTTTTCTTGTTGTATATTATACTGTTGACCGTTTTGTGCTATGTCTTGTTGTGCTTTTCTACCCATATCAGATGTCTGTTTACCTGTATCTGGGCCAGTTCTATAAGCTACGTCTACCCATGCACCATAATCATATACACCACCTGGTATAGATATAGCACCACCAAGAGATGTACCCGCAATAGTAGCATCTATAAGTCTATCTTTAAACTCATTAGCATCCCAATCTCTAAAACCGTTAGCAGTATGTGCTGCAGTATAACCAATAGCTTCTTGTAAAGCTTCTGTTACGCCTTCACCAGCTGCTGCAGTACCTATTCTTCTAAGTTGGTTTCTAGCTACGTTTCTAGCAGTAATTTGTTGCTTAGCAAATTGAGCAGCATCAGTAGCTAGTTTAGCAGTTTCTTGCCTACTAGCTTGTAACAACGCTCTTTTAGCTGCATCTTCACTCATACCTTGTCTTCGAAGAGCTGCTATTGCTGTGTTCCTACCTTCTTTAGTTAACAAAGCTTGTGGGTTTAAAAACTTAAGACCTAATCGGTCTAGCACTGACTGTGATACGCCACCGGCTACAGCTAAATAAGCATTCTTATTATCACCTTCTTGATCATTCCATATAGTACCTGTGTATAAAGCTACAGGAGATAATACAGCACCCGCAGCTGCAACGCCTACTGCACTAGCAGCTACATAAGGAGCAGCAACAGCGCCAGCTATTGTAGCAGCCATGTAAGGTAATGATATAGCACCGTTGTTAGCAATGTATTGTAAAAATCCTTCTTTACCAAAGAAGCCATCGATGTCTTTATAACTAGTTACAATTTCAGGTTCTTTAGATAACTTTTCTCTAGCTCTATATATGCCAGCTTCACCTACGTTTTTAGCCCAGTCCCAACCAGAAGTTTCTCCTATAAGTTCTACAGCACCATACAATCCTTCGATAGCACCTGTAAGACCTACATCCCAAGCTGTAGAAAAAGGACTTGTAGCTTTATTTTGAAAGTCTCTTGACCTATCTCTAAACATTACGTTATTAGAAGCATAAAGCCCACCGCTGTAAGCTAGCTGAGTTTCGTCAATAGCTTTTTGCCTAAATTGTGTTTCATACTGCGTTTCGTCATATATAGCTTGTGCAACAACGTTCTTAGCAACATCGTAGTTTTCTCCTAAACCATCTGTTCCTAAAGCTTTAGCAGCAGCATAGGCTCTTGTTCCTGCTTTAGACGTATATCTATTAGGTTCTAATACACCTGTTTGCATCAAGGTTTGTTCCCAGCTTCTACCCTGATCGTCTTGTAAGTCTATTAGCTCACGACCGTTAGGATCAAATTTACCTGTACGTATTACGTTAGTAAACCCTTCTCTTTTAGCTAATGTTTGTAGAGCTTCGTTGGCTTTACTAGAACCTGCAGTTCCTATTCTATAATTATCAGGACCAAATATTTTAGTAGTTTCAGGAGCATCAATACCTTTCATTCTAAACTTAAGTGGATTACCGTTATCATCTACCTCAGTTTTAGAAGCCAGAGTATCACCATCTACAAAAGCATAGTCATCGTTAAGATCTTTGCTCAGTAGTCTGTTTGATATTCTGTCAATGGTCTCTTGCTTCATTATTCACCAACCTGTAATTGTGATTTTGCCCACTCAAAGAAGCCTGTTGAGTCTGCCTTATTAGCTTTTCGTTCCCATTGCTCTTTAACGTCATTCTCTAAAGCTGCCCAGTCTTCTGTAATAGCTCTAAACCACTCGATAGCTATAGCGTTATCATCAGTAACGTTTTGAAAAGCAGGGTTTTGTGATTTCATAAAGTTTACAGCGTTTTGTCGTAATCTTTCAAAGTCTCTAGAGTTTACAACTTTACCATAACCACGCTTCTTTTCTTCTTGACTCTTTGGTTCTGTTCTAAGTAATGATAAGAAGTCTAAACCTTTAACGCTTTGTCTTATTTTAAGGCCATTTAAGTAAGGAACTAAACTAGTAGGTTTATATTCTTTAGTTTTAGCATCTTCAACAAGATCATTATAAGCAAGATTAATTAAACTAGGCATATCTCCTAAGTCAACTTTATTTTCTAGTGCCCACTTAGCTACACGAGCAGCATCGCCATCGACTCCCATACCATCATAGTAAATATTTTTACCATCTTTTTTGCCAGCAATATTGTTACCCTGGTTGTCTCTTATATTCTTAGCAAAAAGCTCTTGGTATTTAACCATTGCTTGATTATACTCATCTGTTTTAGGTACGTATGTAGGGTTTTCAGTAAAGTTAAACAAGTTTATTTTAGTACCATTTCTATCGTAGTAAACTGTTTCAGCGTTTGCCCCAGTTCCTACTTTAAATTCTTGACCTACAACCGTTACTCTTTGACCTTGCTTATTTAAACCATAAAACTTTTTAGTTTTTCCTTGAGAAACTAGTTGCGTAGGTAAGTATTCTAAGTCGTCGTAGTTACCAGTCTGTATAAACTTAGCTAATGATGTAGGAGTAAACTTCTTTGCAGCCGCAGCAGATGTAGCGTACTTTCTACCGGCAGCTTCTTTAGCATCTATTCTTTCCATGTACTGTTTAAGAGCAAAGTTTAAACTACCACCATGGTTATAACCTAGTAATCTAGAACCAAGGTACATTATAGCCATACGCTTAAGTTCTTTTGAATCAAACACGTTACCTAATAATCCTTTTAAGAATCCTTCAGCTTTTTTCTGTTCTGCTGGAGGAGCTTTCTTACCAGTGTCTTTAACAGTCTCTGTGTTATTATTAGCTCCTGGTTGATCTGGCCCTGGTCCTGCATCATTATTAGTAGTATTAAGAATAGCTTTTGCTACTTCATCTTTTCTGTCATAGCCCTCTTCAATAGGCTCTAACTTTGTCATCTTTTCTTGATCGGCTTTACGAGCTAAACCTTCCTCTCCTCTCTTTTGTAGGAAATCAGCTCTTTGCTTTTCATTCATTCCGTATTCTTTAAACATTCTAGTTAAAGACTTTGGAGGCTCATTGATGGCAATCATATCAGCTGTTTCTTTTTTCTTAGCTCTTACAGCTTCGTTTTCTGCTTGTAACCTATCTCTAAAACCTTCTAGTCTTTCTAATAATGTAGGCTTTTTAGGTACTATATCTTTACGCTGATCACCAGGTCTCATAGCAGCATCAGGATACATTGTAGCATCTATTCTACCAGCGCCCGGTCTCATGATAGCATCATCTTCATACACATCAGCAACCTTAGGTATAATAGCTTGTTGGTCTGTCTTAAACATAGCTGAGTCTGCACCCATACCACCAAAGTCTTGGTCTTGTAGTGCATCTAAATATTCTGGTGTTAAGACTTGACCGTTTCTAACAGGGTACGGATTAATTTCTGTTGCTTGATTTGATAGTGCATCAGGTAAATTTGTTACTGGTTGAATAACATTTTGAAACCCAGCAGGTCTCGGTACTACATTTTTACCTCTAACTTGATTTAAGTACTGCGCAACGTTACCAGAAGTCGGACCTGGAATAGGCTCCATAGAGGCCATGTTTGTTCTAGGTATACTAATATTCACAGGAGGTACTAATGATGTATCAGTGACAACCTCTGCGCCACTAGGAACATCCTGTGGCTTAATTTGAGCAACATCAACACCAGGTATTTTATCTGTTGTCTTTTTAGCTTTAGAGTCGTAATAGTCTGATATACTAGCAAAAGTCATCTTACCATCTTTACCTGCCCAAACAGGGTTTAATTCATAGTTCGAACTACCTGGTCTAAAAACTTCTTGATTTAAATCTCCTTTGTTATCACCACTTCTAAACTTTTCAAAGTATGCACCAGGAGCTGCTTGCATAATTCCTAAATGTGCTTCTCCACCATACTTCCATCTGTCTAAATACGTTTCATACAATTTTAATTGATCAGCAGGACTCATACTTGCAACATCAGATGTAGTAAAATCTTTATCTATCTTACCTTGATCTTTTAAATCGTTTATAGCAGTATCGGTAAACTGAAATAAACCAGTAGCACTACTATTAGGGTTCTTAGCTGTAGGATCAAAGCTACTTTCTCCAGCTATCATGTTATATAGCTTGTCTTTACTAAACTCTGATCCCTCGTACTTATCTAGCATCTGGTTAAGTTGTACTTGAAAGTCTTCATCTTCATCTAATGAACTACGAGAGAATACTTTTGTGCCCTCTTGTGCATACATAGCTTTATTTTGATTTTGCTTTTGTCGACCTACATCATTCATCTTTTTTATTGTAGGTCCAAACATTTCTGTAGCTTCTTTGTTTACTACAAATTCACCGGGAGTAAGCCAAGCTGGCACAGTGTCTGTACCTTTAGGATCGCCTGGATGGTCATACATAGGTATAGACTGCATAGCAGGTACGTTAGCTTGCGGTATATCAAATTCAAAAGACATCATATTCCCATGTCGGTCTTTTCTTGTAAACTTCTTAAGCTGCATTATTGTTTTCCTCCACCTGAAAAAGCTCCACCTTCATCAAATACACTTTGTGTAGGTTGACTGTAGTCAGGTATATCATTCATAGCTTGCGTACCAGGATCCAATGGAGCTCCTGTAAAATTTCCTGAGCTGTCAAATCCTGTATAGGCTTCATTATAATTATCAAACATATCCACACCTTCACCCATAGGAACTTCAAATGCTAGCTTTTGTGTATTTAATCTGTTTAACTCTATATCTCTTAGCTGATCACCAGTTGTTACACCTGGCTTTATACCTAACATAAGCTTTTCTTGTGTATCAGAATAACCGGGAGCTATTTTACTTAGTGGGTATGTATAATCTCCGGCACCTTCAAATTTATTTGTGCTTGGATTATATACAAAACCTTCAGTATCATTTAAATAATTTTGTATATCTTGCTCCGTTAAAACTTTACCTTTAGTAAAATAATCGGGTTCAGATAACATGGGAGGTCCTTCGCTACGGTCCATTATAGAACTACCATACATAGCAGGATCTATTACTGGTACATCGTAGCTTTGATTAAAAGCAGCAGAATCAAAAACGTTGTTGCTTGGCGCACTTCCACCTCCCGTTAAGTCATTTGCAAAACCTGGTATAGAGTTTAATGCTCCTAATGGAACAATTGGCACATTAAAGTAATCGCTATCAAAGTCTATACCACTACTAGATCCTCCTGATGAGGAGCCACTTCTAAAGCCTACCATATCAACGTCCTCTAAAATTATTAAACATATTCTTTATGCCAGTCATCATGTTTCTACTAGGATCTTTAGATATTTCGTACTCTAAAGTTAAGCTTCCACTACCTTTACCTGCGTCAGGCTTAACACTATATCCTGCTCCTAAAGGTAGCTTACCTGATTTCATTAATGATTTAAAATAGTCTTCAGAATCTATACCCATAGGTGTCATACCTTTACCACTAAACATCATGCTTTCAGCAGACATAGGAGGACCAGATACTCTGCCACCCATATCATATTTTTTAGCAAGATCAGGACTTATTTTTTGTTGCACAGCTTCAGGTAACTTAGCAAATCCTTTAAACTTACTAGGTACTTTACCACCAGTTTCCATGCCTAACGGTCCTATATAACCACCTCTTGCAAAGAATAAGCTTTTTAAGAATGGTGCAAGTAACTCACCACCTATCTCTCCTGCCATAGCGCCTAGTGGTCCACCCATAGCACCACCTGCAGCAGCAAGAGCTTTCTTTGCTCCTTCTTTTCCTACTTGTCCTAACGCATAATCTATAGCTTTAGTTTCTGCAAGATCAACAGCCATGCCTAAAGGTGAAGGTCCCTGTTTTTGTATTTGTGGTACTTGAGGATCTCTTCTTCTTTGCATAGGAGCCATACCCATGCCCATCATTGGTTGTGCAAGACTTATCATTTGCCACCTCCCGTTTGAGTAGTAGTAGTTGTCTGAGGCACGGCCTGTGATCCTAAATAGCCAAAGTATCTAGTAGCCATAGTATCATCAGCATCTAATAACTGTTGTTTATAAGCTTGCTGTACGCTACCTACATCTCCTAACAAGTCTGACCCACCCAAGGCGGTTTGCTGTCTGTCTTTTGCAAACTCTAAAGATCTATCAGCTAATGCTTGATTCATAGCAGCCTGAGATCTAGCAGAACCTAGCATACCACCAGTAGCTGCTTGTCCCATAGCACCACCTAGTATACCTTTTAAGTCTGATTCTCTAGCCGCAGCAGTATCAAACAAACCAGTTCCTTGCATCATGTCTTGAGCATAGCCTTTTTGTGCAGTTAGCGCGTCTTTTTGCTCTTGAGTAAGACCTGCTACAACTGAACCAGGACCTGCTGTTCTATCAGCTTCATACATATCAGTAACGTCTGATAAAACTCTTTCCACGTAGGGAGCAAACTGACCAGCTATTCCTGAGTTTACTACCTGTTCAGTAGTGCCTCCGCCTCCACTTCCCATATTAATCTCCTATTTTTCCTCTAACAGAAATATATAAATTACCATTAAAACGTTTTTCTAAAAATTTACCATAACGTAAAGCATCGTCATATGGTTGTACTGAGTCTGCTCGCCAGTACTTGCCACCATGTTCTTTAGTATGGTCTATCATATGAGTAAACAACTCATGTACTACTTTACCGTTTAATCTATAGTTTTTATCTACAATACAATCGTTAACATCCATAACAGCTTTATTGTTGTAGTAGTTTACGTATGTTGATGCAGCCAAAAACCCCTTTAAATCGTTATCATAATATCCTAGTACTAAAGCATTAGGATCTTTTTTACTTTGTTTATCTACTAAATTACAAAAGAAACGTATCCAGGTATTTTGGTTACGCTCAATACCTTTATAGTCGTTTTGTTCATTAGATTTATTCATTAATAATATTGCTTCCAAAACATCATTTTGGCCTATAGCTCTTATCATTTCTTGTCTATCCTTTCCTTAAGGTCTGCAAGGCTAGTGGCAGCTCTAATGTCTGCCAATAGCTTTAAATGTTCTTCTTGTCTTTCGTTAAGTGCTCTAATTAACTCTAATAGCGTAAAGTCTAAATTAGCATCTCCTGTGCTAGGAGGATTACTAATACTCATTAGCGCTTACCTCCCTTCTTAACGTCTAGTTGTAAACCAGATACGTTCCAAGCTTTATTGTTAGCTGCTGTGTTAGCATTAGCTGCTTGTGCATCATCGATTCTATAATTAATTAATCGACCAAATACTCGCATATCTGATTTATAATTACTAGCTACACTAAAATCATTTATAACTAACTTGTTAGCTTTAGCATTGCTTTGAGCGTTATCTTCTGCTACAGTTAAATAAGATAGCTGACCTGGATTGTTAGTAGCTCTAGCACGTATACGTAACGTAGCTCTTACAGGCTCACCACCTACAGTTTCAATACTACCACCATCAGCCCATAATGCCATGCTGTTTACTTGCTCAGTATCAAATGTAGGACTAATAGATAGTTCTGTTCTTTCAAAGTAAGATACGTAATTAGTACCAGCAAAAGTAAATCCTAAATCTGCAACACGTATCCTGTTAGTAATAGTACCATCAGAAGCAGTTTCAGATTGTAAAAGTATAGGATATATCTTAGTGGCATTTATTTTAGTTGCCTCCCATGGTCTTACAATATCAAATGTAGTGCTAATACTTGTACCACTTGTACTAAATGTAGGAGCAGCATCAGAAACATTAGTTCCTTCTGCAGCATTGGTAAGGTTTGTAGTTGTTGGTGCTACTCTACTTGTTACAACTTCTGTTACAGGAGCAAATGCGGTTACAAAGTTAGCTGTAGCACTAAACTGACTAGGACTAATAGCTATATTTGTAGGACTGCTAGAGCTGTCTGGTGTTAAGGATAGTAAAGTATTGTTAGTTAATGCAGCTAATATATCTAGCAAGGCTTGCTGCATAGATTGCACACCACCATTAGGCTTAGCTAGTTCTGTACTGTTTTGTGTAGCATCAGTGTTATAATAAGCAGCTAAGTAAGCTGAATTGCTACTGTGACTTGTTTGACCATAGTCGCTATCATTTGCAGCTTTAACAAATGTAGGATCTAAGAGTCGTCCAGGCCCTTCACCATAATGCTTATCAAATAGCACGCTACTGCCACTAGCAGTATTTGCAGTAAGAGTAACACGGGTCCCTCTAGCATAGACAATATCTACCCCCTCAGTTGTGGCTATATTACTACCTGTAGAATTAGTTATTAATCCGGTTAGTAGCGTACCAGTTCGGCTAGTACCATTAACTACTGTATAAGCAAAATTACCTGTTATAACTTTTCTACTTGTAGCTAAAAATGTTAATACAGCTCCTGATCTAGAAACAGTAAAGTGCGTAGTATCTGTGTGGGCTGCTTGCAACGCTGTAGCTATCTGTTCAGCAGTTACTTCAGCTGTAGTTTGTGAACCATCAGGATCAAAAGCAGGATAAGCAGATAAATCATTAAAGTTAACTGTTATAGCATTACCTAAAGGTGGCGTTAGCGTAACACTATCTGTAGTGCTAGCTGCGGCCACCCCAGCGCGCGTTTGTGCTGCCGTGAACGTACTATTAGAAAAGCCTGTTGGTAATGACCCAGCACATGTTAGAGCCACACTGAAGTTGTTTGTGATTACACCTACTGTAGAAGATGTAGCAGTAACTAAACCTGTAGCTGTAGCTGTTGTAAATCCTGAACCTGCGTTTATAAGTCCTGCAACTTCAGTAACAATATTAGCTCTAGTAAACTGTCCATCTAGTATTTTACTTTGTGTACTAGCATCTGGAAACGTTACAGTAAGTGTTATAACCTTTTGGCTGTTATCTACACCAGCAGCAACTACAGTTACACTAGAGTTTAGATTACCACCAAACGTTGTTTCACTATAGCTACTGCCACCGGAAGATGTACTGAATGTTACAGTTATAGGATTATGGTTTGCACCTATCCTAGAGGTAAGTCTAACGTTATTACCACTAGCTGCAACACTATAAATAGAACTACTGTTTCCATTAAATTGACTCAATGCTTGTAATTTAGTTATTATATCATCACGTATATCTGCAGCTGCAGTCTTACCTTTAGCTAATGTTATTGTTTGATCTATAGCTGCATGTATACCTGAGGCTTCAGAAGATTGTAGTCTCATAGATATAGCAGGACTAAGACCAGTAGATATACCATACACACCAACACCGGCTGTACTAACATTAGTTACTAGGTTACTTGTAGCACCACCACTAATAGCAAAAGTACTTGTATTAAATGTTCTGGGTCCTGGTACGTCTGATGTTAATGTTAACACATTTGTACTAGCTGTTGCAGTAAAGTCTCCTAACGCATTGTTAGCATTAATGTAGTCTCTTACAGCAGCAACAAATGTAGTCATATTAATAGTTGCGCCATTATTATGGTTATTACCTAGTATAACAACAGCAGGAAAACTAACATCACCTATACCATGTGACGCGCTACCTTTAATAATAGCACTAGCACCACCATCAAGAAAGTTACTTTGGGTTCGATCATAAGCAAAAGTAGCAGAAGAAGGAAATGTTAACGTAGTTATTTGATTAACAACATTAGGTCCTGTGTCTCCTGTTATAGCTAAATCTACAACTTCTCTTGTGTTTGTTTGAAAAGTACTAAACGTTCCTACAGATATAGTCTTCTTAGCTTTAGTACCCACTGTACGTCTAGGTGTTTTACCGTTTATAGTTACAGCAACGCTTTCTTTTTTACCTCTGTTAACGTAGCCAAAAGAACCACTGTTGCCCGTTAAAGCAATGGTAGCAGAAGGTATCCCACCACCTTTTATAGGTCCCATATCTCCTGACATAACTCCGTTTAAGTCTCTTATAGTCCATGTATTATCTCTATAGTTCCATATTAATACTTCGTCTAGTTCACCAGCAAGCGAATCTAGTGTAGGATAGCAAACCCATATTTCATTCTCCAAATGATTTTGCATTAGCATCAATTGGTTTTCGTGTATTGGGTTTAGATTATTAAAAAAGTAAGTTTGTACTCTACCACCAGCTAACGATTGTATATTAGATGGGTTACCTTGAAACACGTATATATCGTTACGCCCTACTACAAAGTGTTTACCATCATATTCTTTTACAGCTCCTTTTGTAAGAGCACCATACTCGTCTGTAACAGGTGCAAAACTAACAGGCACATTAACGTTACCTGTAAGACGCATAGCATGTATAGAGTCTGTAGCATATATGTACATGTTACCTTGTAACGGCTTCATGTCTTGTATTTGACTTGTTTCAGATAATGTAAATTCATCTGCAGTACTAGCACCAGCTTCAAAGGGATTCCAGTTAATAGGTAATGCACCCGGCGCAGCAACATCAGAAGTTCTAACAACACCTGATAGTCTACGTATTGTAGCACCGCTTGTATCTATTTCAGTTAAATCACCTGCAACAAGTAAGTTACCAAACGCTTCTAGTACACCACATCTTACATTTACAGGATTACGCGAGTTAACATTTACTGTTACAGTATTACCGTTACTCAAGTTACCTATTACAACAACAGTAGTATTAGTAGCTGCGTCTGTGTATATCTGAAAGTTATCTCCTGATACAGATGGAGTAGATCCTGGTAAATCGCCTGGTACAAAGTTAGTACCATTTACTGTACCACTACCAGCCGGACTACCTCCCTGTGCATTCTTTGTAGTTGTCCCTGTTACGCTAATGCTGTTAGCTGCAAAGTCTACTTTCTGTCCTAAATCAAATACATTACTATCTCCTGTAGAGAATGTATCTGAGTGAGTTGTTTGTGCTACGTTATAACTATCCCAACCAGGTAGCTCAGCTAATACTATATTATTAATGTTTGTATTACCTGGCGTATCCTTTATATAATGTGGTTTTTCTATCCCATTGTTTATAATAAACGTGAAACCACCATTGAATAACGTATGCATCCATCCATCAGTGCTAAATGTAAATCCATTACCACTGTTTAAAGTAGAGGGAGTTATGTCTCTTTTATTTCCTAAATGATCTTGTATGTAAACCTTTTGGCCTACAATAATATTGTTGTTAAGTAAGTCTACTACAAATATATAATAACAACCTGTTGGCTGTAAGTTAGGGTCTTGCCACGCAGCAAAGTATCTAACCTTACCATGTGACAACGAACCTGTTAACTCATCTGCAATATTATTAAGTAGCAGTTCTCCTTCCATTTTTCTTATGGCACCATCTTTAAATCTAACATTACGTACGTCAGTAAATATATTAGGTGCTAAAGCTATAGGCGGAGTATCTTTAACAACACCTTTACTGGCTATATCGACAATGTTTAGATCTTCTGCCATAGTTATCTCCTATTAAGCGCATTCACGAATCCCAGTCTGCGGATCCACAAAGCACGCTTCGACTTTATCTTCTTCTTGAATTGATTGAATCTCAGCCGTATCTTTCTTTTCTTCTTCCACGGTCGTAAGTACTCCGTATCGTTTACCACTAAGTCTGAACGTTGTACATCCTTTCGCCCCACCTTTCCAGGCATCCACGTAAACTTGCTTAAACTCCTCGTACCCAACATCGTCTCCTACATTACAAGTTTTAGAACAAGCACTATCTACATAATGCTGTGCTAGTAGTAAAACAGATAAATGCTCTTGTACAGTAGTCTCATTAGCTGTCTTACCTTCTACGCCTTTAGCGTAAGCATAGTCTTCTACCCGCTCAACCTTAGGTCCATCAAAAGTTTGAATTGTTCTATCGTAGTAATGACTGAAGACGGGCTCAATCCCTCCTGAAACATTGTCAGCAACCAAGCTAATAGTGCCAGTAGGAGCGATAGACGTAAGGTGTGAGTTTCTGATACCATGCTCTCTTATTAATTTCCTTACTGATTGTGGTAAACCTCTTATGAAGTTTGATTTTAAATACTCTTCTCTATATAGCGGAAAAGATCCTTTTTCTTTAGCTAGTAATGCAGAAGCTTTGTAACAGTTATCTCTAAGACAAGCAAATACTTTTTCTGCCCATGACATAAACCCTTCAGATGCATATGGCAAACCAATCATCTCACCTGCATTAGCAAGACCAGTAACTCCTAGTCCCATTCTACGTTTGTCTTTAGCTTCATCTGACTGTTGCTTTAACGGATATATAGTTCTATCAATAACATTATCCATTGCTCTTACTATTTCAGGTATATCTTTTTTAAACTGATCAAAGTCAAACATGTTTATTTCGCTTTCAACAACATACTTTGTTAAGTTAAAGCTACCTAATAAGCAAGCTCCATAAGGTGGTAATGGTTGTTCACCACAAGGGTTTGTTGCTACTATTTCTTCACAGTACTGTAGGTTATTCATTTCAGCTATACGATCTACAAATAACACACCAGGCTCTGCCCAGTCCCATGTAGATTCCATAATCTGATCCCATAGCTTTTTAGCACATATAGTCTTGTATACTTTATGCTCAAACACTAAGTCAAACGAGTTATCATTGGGATTAGTAAGGGCTTCCATAAACTTATCAGTTATACCTACACTAATATTAAAACCAGTAAGACGATCAGAATTACGTTTAGCGCTAACGAATTCCTCAATGTCGGGATGGTCGACCCTGAGGACACCCATCTGCGCCCCGCGTCGGTGTCCCGAACTAGCGATGGTCTGACAGATAGAATCAAAGATGCCCATAAAGGATACTGGACCACTAGCTTGGCTATCGAGCGATTTAATCTTATCGCCTCTGGGCCTGATCTTTGAGAAGTCGTAGCCAATCCCACCACCTCTGCGCATTGTTTCAGCTGCTTCACTTGCTCTCTCCATTATTGTATTCATACTATCTTCTATAGTTCCTGATACAAAGCAGTTATAAGCTGTAGTTATTCGACTGCTTCCTATTGCAGATTGTACTCTACCAGCAGGTAGGAACCTCATATTACCTAATATATCTTTTAAACTAGATTTATGTTGATCATCATCTGCCAAAGTTCTAGCTATTCTAGAAACCTTTTCATTAAATGTTTCGTCATTTTGGCAGTACTTCATCTTATCTATTTCTATAGATATTGGCTTTGTAGGTCCTACGTATGGCTCCATATTCATCTCCTAATAGTATATATATTGATCTCTAATAGGAGACACTATGTTTTCTTTTTACTGCGTTGTGCTGTCGCCATAGCTTTAGCTGTAGGAGCACCTTTTGCACCTTTCTTACGCATCTTTTCACCACGCTTTTTCTTAGCGTGAATGTTAGCCCACAATCCTTTTTTCATTTAGTTAATCCCTTCTGTTTCTCATA